TACTTTAGGAGTTTCTACTGTTTCTAATTCAGGCATATTATATTCCTTTATGTTGGGGCCGGCCTAAGCCGGGTAGCCTTATAGTTTTATAGGATAGTCTTTTAGTTATTACTTTTTCTTCTTCATCAATCCGCCTCTGGCTCTACCACCAGTAGCCCAAGTACCACCTGCTTTAGTGTATGCCTTCTTTAAAGATTTAACATCTTTAGAAGTTCCGGATTTAGCTATACTTTTAGGGGCAGAGGGATTTCTATCTCTTCTTTTCTTTTGTGCAACTACCATAGCTGCTTTATTAGCGTCTGCTCTTGCTTTATCTTGTGCCTTTTCTTTATCTGATGCTTTTCCCATTGCAAGTCGAGTTTGTGTTTTATCAACTCCTTGCTTATCTAAGTTAGCTTGCCTTATTGCCTCTTTTCTACTGGCGTTAGCCATAGCCGCTTCACCAGTAGTATTAAATAAATCATCTCCATATTTATCTTTAATTACATCTGTTAAACCCCAACCGTTAGATACTAGACCCATAAGTGGGCCTCCTAATCCGTGTTGCTCTTTATATTGTGCGGCTAGTTCTTTAAGCTCTGCTATCTCTTCAGGAGATGTTTGACCTTGCTTCTCTAGCATACGTATGTGTGCATTAGTTTGTCCTAGTATCATAAGCTGAGGTCTTTTACCCATAATGCCAGTCTTATCAAACTTACTGATAAACTGTACTATACCATGTTGGGCTTCTAGTTCAGCTTCCATAGCTTGCTTGGTAGTCTGATAAAGACCTTCAGGACTACTATAATCATATCTTTCCATCCATTTTGTATCTTTCATGGATTCTTCTAATAGCTTCTGAGAGTCACTACGAGTATCGTCATCTCTATTTTCTGGCTTTACGGGATCAACAGGAGTAACAGGTGCAACTGCCGCTGTCTTTATTACATAACCTGCAGGTACAACTTGTGTAGGTTGATTGGTAGCTTTATCGTGAGCTATCATCATAGTATCACCTGTAGTAGGGTTATGATACTCTACCATTATAGTCTCAATCTCTTGTACGGGAGAAGTCCCTGCTCCTGCACCTCCACCAAAGACAGAGAAACCTAAGCCGTAGTTACTAGGAGTAAAACCTAACCCTCCAGTATTAAAAGCTCTTTCCGTTTGACTATTAGCTGACTGCATCTGTTGAGGGTTTAGATTAGCACCAGTCGTATTTAGTGTAACACCTCTACTAGCAAGCTCTTGCATTAACGCAGGGCTATTCTGTGCCGCTACCATAAACTTATCTATAAGTGCATCTATTCTTGTAGGGTTAGTGTTAAGAGGAGCTTGAACTGCGCCACCTTCTTTATAACCTACAGACATACCTTTAGCATTCATACGAGCATTGATTAGCTTGTCACTCTTAGCGGCAGTAGCTAACTTATCCATCAAGCCACCATCAGCTACCCCTGTAGCCATAGCTTGCTCTAGTGCGGCTAAGTCTTCTTCTGTTATATCTTGCATACCTTCCATACCACCTTCTGTGGGCATTGCTGGCATAGGCTCTCCACCTATACGTCCATCTGCATCCATCTGAGATAGACCCATCTTAGCCTCATTACGCATGTCTTCGAAGACCTTCACACCAAAGTAACGAACAACATCTGCAGGTACAACATATTCACCTTCACTAAGTCTAGCGTCTATATCATCACGCACTTCTTCAGGTAAAGATCCCGGAGGAACTTCGTTTCCGCTTACTGGGTCTACTTCATTAGATCCACCAGTTAATGCCATTTCCATTTGTCTGCTCATTGAGTTGCTCCTTGGGTATTTCTATGTACTGCCATTTACTTCATCCCTTAAGTATTTAAGTTTTCGTAGTCCTGCTATCTCGCCTTGACAACGAAACATTTCATCTGTAGTTGTAACTTGTTCCATCTTCTTGTGTGTCTGAGCTATCTTAGCATCAAGAGTTTCACAGAAAGAATCCCATAAGGGTTTGTCGTTTACTAGTTTCTTTATTTGCATTATGAAAGTCTTTGCATTAAGCCGGGCTTCTTAACTAAGCCACCTTCGTTGAATCGTAGTTCTTCTTTTTGTGGGTTAAACTTAAAGTTAGATATGTCTAGTTGTGTACCAGCCGTAGTACGTTCACCACCACCACCAGCACCTTCTCCTGTATACATCAAGTCTCTCGTGCCTACTTTAATTGTACCCTTAGATTCTTTATTTAATTCATTTATAACTTTACGAAGGGAGTCTTCATAGGTCTTTTTAAAAACTCTCTCGTAGTAATCTATAGCAAACTTTCTTTCTTCTTCAGAACCTTTTTGTCTAGCTTTTTCGTACTTCTTAGCTATCTCTGACCCTGCTTCTGTTTCCATAGCTTCACTTATACTACTGGCTCTTAATCTAGCTATCTCTTTGTAATTAGGGATAACTATTTTATCTATGCCTTGAGACTTAGCAAAAGATATATTAGCAAGTAGTAGTCTTTTTAAGTAATCACTTCTGCTTACTACAGGTGACTTAGTTTCAAATTCTCTGAATTTATCTCTATAGTAAGAAACAGCGTTGTTATCCATAGCCCTATGAACTCTAGACATTTCATTTATTATTATATCGTCTGCGTCATTCCAAGATACTGTCGGAGAAACTTTTTTGTATGGTATTAAAGCATTTATAGCAATCTCTAACATTGTATTAGATCTAGATTCTGGTATAGTTATACTATAATATTCTTCTAATTCGTTTTTAAATTCTCTAAAAAACTTAGATTTATCTTTTAGTCTTTCTGTAGCAGAACCTACTTTATCTCTAAAAATAAAACCTGCGTAATTACTAGTACCTTCTTTTACATTTACATAATGTTTATCATCGTGATATTTATTATAATATTTAATTACACTTTTTAGAACATCTTTATCTAAAGTAATATCAAAAGTATTCTCTAATTCATTTTCTAAACCTAATATACTATCTTTAATAAAAGCTTCTTTATTTTCTTTAGCTAACTTAGGATTTGTACGTACACCTCGTTTAGCTACTTTACTAATAAGTGTAGATAAGTCTGATTGTGCTTCTTCTATAAGTAAGTAGATATCTTCAGGATCAAAATAGTTTTGTCTAACAGAAGACCTACTATGCCCTAAGTTTTTAGCCCCTCCATAATGCATAAATTTAGAATCTTTAGGAGATACTAAATCTTTGTTTGCTTGCAGTTGATGTACAACATAATTTACTTCTCTATCTAAAATCTGTTGTCGTTGAATACTTCTGTATACATCAGTAGAAGGAGGATACAAAGCATCCACTGTGTATCTGTCTGTACCTTTTTCTCTAGCTATATTTAATGCTTCTTCTCTAGAATATAAACGTTTAGGATCTAAGTCAAGATTAAAAGAATCTAATTCAGCCTTTGCTACATTAGGTGCACGTTTATTTAGAAAGGCTGATATGTTTTCCCCTTTAGTACCCTTCTTACCTATAGACATCTGTTCTAAAGTGTTGACAACTGGACTATAGAAAGTAGGTTGATAAAAACCTTTTTCGTCTACACTTTCAGTTCCCGGTATTCTTGTCTGAACCAAGGGATTCATTTTAGACTTAGGTATAGTTAAATCAGGAGTGCGACCTTTAGAGGTAACACCTTCAAACGCATCACTCAACTCTTTTGCTATGAGTCTACTAAGCGCCCCCATTACTGTACGTTCCCACTAAATCCCGGCTCTCCGGGCGTAGCCGCCGCACCTACACCGATGTTACCACCGCCACCACCAGTCATATCTTGTGGGCCTGTAGGAGCTTGTCCTTGTGGTGCTGTAGGTGGTGCATTTGGATCAGTAGGCTCAGGAGGAGCTTGGAAGCCTTTAAGTATCTCAGCCTGTATTGCCGCATCATCCATAGAGTTTGTCACCTTGTCAGGATCTAAGTCCATGCTTATAGCAATCTCACGAATGATATAGTCCATCTTAGCAAACGGAGCTAGAGTAGGATTCTGTGCAACTTGTAAGAATTGCATTAGTCGTTGTGATCTGACTTCGTTAGCCATGAGAGAAGCAGTACCTTGAGCCTTTACGTCTAAGTCACCCTTGATGCTAGGATCATAGTCGAACTGCATGTTGAAACTAAAGAAAGCTTTGCCTAAAGGATTCAATAGGTAATCATCTACGTTCTTAATGACTGTACGAATAGAACCGTTAGCCGCTGACATAAGCATAGAGATACCTGAAGCTGTACGACCTACACCTGACACACCTGTTTGACCGTGAGCAAAGCTAGGGAAGCCTGTTGATTCGTCTGACAATACTCTTGCCTTATCGAACAACTGCATGTTCTCACCTGAGACGTTAGGGAACTTAGTGCCAAATATAGCTTGACCCGGAGCACCACCCTGTCTCCTAAAGACCTTGCCCGGATACACTGATAGGTCTTGTCCCGGAACTAAGTTAGTCTCGTCTACTTCAATCAGTAAGTTACCTGATAGTACAGCATTATCAACAGCCATACGCATGAAGCCATTCATTAATGTCTGGGTGTCATCCATGTTCTCTGCAATACCTACGCCAAAGAAGCTGTAAGGATTGATCTCGTAAGGCACGGCATAGTAAGGTATAAGAGCAGGTTTAAAAGGATTCATAACCATACGAATAACTTGACCGTTACACGACCATAGGTTTACGTTTATTTGTTCTGAATCTTTTAACTCACTAGGAATCTTAAGGTCATGATCTTCTAGTACTTCACGATCAACAAAACCCCAGAACTCTTTTACTTCATAGCGTTCTGCTTTAGAGCCTTGCTCATCGTCCTCCATGACTTGCTCCCACCACTTCTTCTCGTAGGACTCACCTAACTTAATAGCTGTGTCTATAGAGTTGTCACGGAAGAAAGGACGACCTTTGAGTGCTCTTAGTTGTGAGCGTGACATCTTGTGTCTCTCGATGATGTACTCAGCTTCATCCATGTTAGCCGCATCAGGGTCAGGATAGAAGTCCCATATAGAAACGTTACTCGTAGATGGTACAGTCTTAATTACAGGATCGTAGTTACCTTCGTCATCCCAACGAGGGTACTCTTTGTTTGTAGCGAATGGGCCTTTCATTATACCTGTACCAAATAAGGCACATTCAAATGCGGCTAAGCGAAGCTGTTTGTTAGCTCCGCTTTCTTCTAACTGATCATGTATCTTTTTCTGCATCTTCTTAGCGGCAACTTGTGCAGGACGCACTGTTACAGTAGAAGGAGTAGTTCCCGGCCCTTCAACTAGTTTATCCATTACAGGCTCTAGTTTGTTAGCCATACCACCTAGACGCTCAGACAACTGTTGCATTGTCTCGCCCGGTTGTAGTCTAGACTCTTCTGTAGAGAAAGGAGCAAAGGTTTGTTTTAGTTCGTCTGTAGCTTCATCAGCCGCAGGGTCTAAGTTAAAGTGTACAGAGTCAGCTACACCTTCAGGTAAAGTAGTAGGATCTACATTAATAGGAAACTTATTGTTACCGAATAGTACATCTACTATCTGCCCGTAAGCGGCTAGAGTTTTAGTCTTAGTTACTTTTACGAATACACGAGATCTCTCAGCTTCAGTGAACTGTACATCAGGACTATATAAGCCTCGGTAGTTCCTGTATGACTTCATCCATCTGTCTTCGTCTACACGTCTTGCATCTTCAGCTTTAGTGAAACGCTCGTTTATAAAACCTATAATATTACCTACAGAAGGATCAGATTCTAGCTCTTTCTCCTTTACATCTTCAATGTATGAAGAATCCGCAGATTCAATATTCTCTTCGTAGTCGTCTTCAAAATCACTAGGGTTCATACTTAATATCCAAATGTAGGATCAGACGATTGAAAGCCTGATCTTGATGTTGCAGGGTCATAGTCAAATAAAGAACTACGAGGTCTGGTCATTATACCATATCTTAAAGCGTCATACAGGTGATCTTCAGCGTGTGTATCAACGTCTTCGGGGTTTCGTTTATCTAGTGGTATGCTAGGTAGCTGAGCTACAAGGTTAGTACAATTATTAAATATCACTAGTCTAGGTTGTTCAGTAAACTCATCTATCTGTAAGCGTCTGTGTATTTCGTTCTTACCGGCTATACGTGAGCCTTTAGATCTGTCTGAAGGCCGCCACCTACAACCTTTCATTATCATTTGTTCTGCAAGGCTAGGCCCTGTATCGCCTCGTTTGTGCCACAAGGATGAGTCTAATACTCCATACCTTATAGTACCATCATCTGACTCAGCATCTAATATCATATCAGCTAAGTCTGTAGCTGTAACCTTAGAGCAATACATCTCTCTATAAACAACTAACTGTTCATCTGGTGCTACAGCAAACCATACAACACCAGTATAACTACCGTAACCATAATCGCAAGCCCTAAACTTAGCCCAACTATTAGGTATATCGTAAGGGGCTACTACATGTACCTTTCGGTTAAACTCAGGGAAAGCCGCACCTTCATTAATATCCCAGTCACCCTCCAGTAACTGCTTACGCTGATGAAAAGGTAAAGATAGAAGCATGGCTTCGTAGTCTCCACTATCAGCTAAGTAAGGATTGTCAAACAAACTAGCAGGAATAAACTTACGTTTGAATAACGGTTCACCTTCTTTGCTATGCCCTTTAGGATAAGAAAGAGTTTCACCTGTTTCTATATCTGTAGCCCAGAAAGGTTTGTTAGGTGTAGCAGGATCAATGAACATCTTCTTGACCCAAGCATGTCCCGGCCCTCCGGGGTTTGTGGTAGCCCTCATGTACAAACCTAATTCAGGTGATGCACTACGTAAACGTGAACGCATATAATTCCACGCATAGGGACTGTTCCATTGAGTCAACTCATCGAAGGCTACATAGTTAAACGCCTGTCCTTGGTAACGCATAACGTCCGTGTCTTTATCCAAGTAAGACATCCATAGTCTACCACCTTGAGGTGTAGTCCATTGAGACTTTCTCTCTGACCACTTAATACCCGGAATAGCTTTAGGGTACAACTCTTGGCTTTTCTGTATAAGTTCACGTAACTCTTCTGTTGTGTGACGTACAAGTAGACCACTAAAGTCTTTATGGTTTAGGTTACGAAGAGGATCTGCTAGTGTGGCATAGCTCTTCCCACCTCCGGCTGCCCCTCCATATAGTACCTCTCTTTCACTAGCCGCTAGATATTGTGTCTGTGGGCCGGGATTGGGTTGAAATACTACATCTTGGGCATACTCTACATCGAATGGGGCTGGTGCTACTTGCGCTGGTACAGTGTGTACAGGCTCTTGCTCAACTATCTTCGTCGTAGGTGTAGTAACCGAGTCTTTCTTTTTCGAGGGCTTCGTACTGCGCTTTCGTTTCTTCGAGCCAGAGGGCAAGCTTGCGTTTAATTTTAGCAAGTGACTTACGTTTTCTTTCGACATCTATACGCTTCTTAAGTCCATCATGAGTTATTTTTCTACCCGACTGTGTGGTTAACCAAGCAGATACTTCTCGGTAACTGTATTGCTTTAAGTGTTTCTTTGCAAGTTCTAATAACTCTAACTCTGTAGCAATAGGTTCTAACCATCTATCATCCTCTGGATCTATACGGTAGCCAAAGGGTACAGTTCGTTTAGATAGTCGTGGGATTCGTTCCCATCTTTTAATGTGAGAGGGCTTTGGTAGCATCCAATAGCCCAATTCAGTTTTCTGAAAGTCAGTCTTATGTTTCATCGCCTTGTGAGGAATCCTTTGGTGGTAATATAAATAGACCTCCGCTAGACTCTACTGCAACTTTCTCAGTCTTCACTAAGCCAGAACGATCAAGAACTTGACCTGCAGCTATCATCCTTTCCTTAACACCTAACTGTGTAGGGTCATCTAAAGCTGAGCCATAAGCTATAGCCGCCTTCGGCCCTAGCCTAGACATATACTCTTTAGTAGCATCAAAGATTTCATCCTTTAGTGCTGACGTAATAGATCTAGTAGGCGTTGTATCACTATAACCTGCTAATCGCTTAGCCATAGCCGCATCTCCGGAAGCCTCTTCAAACAAGACTTCCAGAAACTTTTGTTGGTTCTCTGTAAGATTACGAGCCATTCATTCTCCGTCTGATATCATATCTTGCGATACCTATATCTTTTAATTCTCTATCTGTTAGATGTGTAAGTAACCACAAATCAGCCCTAGCTTGTTGTGATTTTTGTATTGAGTCGTGTAAGGCTTTAAGCCATTTAGAAAATGTTTTAAACATATTAGTTCCCCAGTGTGATACTACAAGACATTTGTAGCTTACCGGAAACTAGTTATACATATATAGTTATATCATACTACATACAATAATGCAACCCCGTTATGCCCTATCGGTTAGGACTGTAAAATTCTCTACAAGACACTAAGACTTCCATAGTGTTAGCTGTTTCACCATAGGCAACAATCTTATCTCCTGCATGAAGATGTAATACACCAGCACCAAATATATTCTCTGCTGAGTTACCTGCTATAGCATGGTTCTTCAATACATAGTGATATGCATTACTATCCTTATGATAAAACTGAAGATATACTTTTTTAGATGCGTTACTATTATTAGCTATATGAAGTAAGTCTACTGTCGCATCATGTAATGCAGGGCATGTATACACAAGAGTAGCGTTAGCACCTGTAGTAGTAGATGCTATCGTTACTGCTTCTGTAGCTGTGGAGTAAGCTGTCTCAACCATTAGTTATTTCTTTTTAACTGTAGTTTTTTTCTTAAGCATACCACCTTTACTATAACCTTTTTTATTTATAGGTTTTGATTTACCTAATTCTTTTTTTAATAAATTACCAATGTCTTTTTTTACTTTAGCCGTAGCTTTCATTTCTGGGTACATTAATTTTATTAATTTTGATATATCATCTTGACCTTTAGCCATTATTTATTTCCTTGTTTAATTGTTTTTGTTGTCCAAGCTTCATTCTCAGGGGTTGTAGGGTCATCCTTTACGAAATGCCCCGACTTAGTTCGAGCACGTACTTTTTTAGTTACGACAGAAGATAATATCTCTTGTACCTTAGAGTCAGTACACCAGTAAGAACCATAAGGATCTGAAGCAGCGAGTACATCACCCATTTTAGTAGTAACGTTTTCAGAAGTTACTAAGTAACCACACTCTTCTAACGGCTCTTTATAATCCTCAAAGTTCATTGTTTGTTTACCCTTTATAAGATGCACCGCATTTAGCCATGCCACCTTTGTTATAACCCATTTTCTTAGCCACTTTAGGTGCGGCTTTCTTTAAGGCCTTCATACCTTTAGTCATACCGCCGTGCTTATAGCCTGACTTCTTCTTCATGTCTGAATCCTTCATCATTGTGCCATCAGGCATTTTATGATAACCTTTTTTCATTGTGAGTCCACCCTCTGATGCTCTAAACTTTGCAGTCTTCTCTGCAATTTTCTTTGGTTGTTTTACGAATTGTTTTCCTGCCGCTGTGCCTTTACGCTTAGCCGCAGTAGTAGCCGCATACTCTGATGCAGTTAAAGCTTCTCTTGCTTTTTTAGGGAGATAGCGTTCTCCGGTCTTACCGCTAGGCTTGCCACTCTTCGTTCCCCACTTCTCTTTAGTCCACTTCTTGAGTGATTTCTGTGGGGCTTTCATTTGTAGCCTCCTCCTTTAGCTTTATATTGCTTAGCTAACATCTGAGCTTTACGTGCAGACCATTGACCTGCTTTACCGCCTTTAGTTCCTGCTTTGATTTTGTTAAACAAGTTCTTACGCATCGTAGGCTTAGTGTAGTTACCTGCTTGGTTTACTTTTGATTTAGGTTTAGTCATTACCACTTAGCCTTATCTGCCCAGTAAGCCGCTGACATTTTGCCTCTCTTTATATTCTTGGCATGTCTAGCTTTAAAAGATGCTCTCTTCTTTTTCATCTTGTCTGACTCACCTGCTTTAGGTTTACCTGCAGTTTTAGCTCCTTGCTCACCAAACCTAATTAGTTTTATCTTAGTGCCTTCTTTAGCTAATACTGCGTGAGACTTCTTAGGGTGTCCCGGAGTACGTTTAGGTTTATTATAACCTGAAAACTTTTCGCCTCTGTAATCTACCATTAGATCATACTCAACGCTTGTTCTAGTGTTTCTTTGTTTCGTCTAGTCCAACCACGACCAAATGTCTTAAAGGTATCTAAGCCTTCATAGAAACCTTGACGTACAGTATATACATAGTCGATAATAAACTTAGGGTCTTTCTCCATGATAAGACCTAGTGTCTGTGGACCGATTGCTCCATCAGCTGTAGCTCCTACTGCACGTTGGATAGCTTTAGCTGGACGACCAGAACCTGAATTCACAGCCCAGTCAAATGCACACCAGTCTACACCAGATGGTAGATGATCACCTTTAACTCTGTCCCAGTAATTTTTTTTGTATATTGGCCCGACATCTTCTGGGGTTAGATCTCTCATCTCCTGCTCAGTAGATTCCCTGCCGATCCATTCGTCGTATACTCTCTTAGTTACACCAAGGTTAGTCATACCACCGGGGTCTTTAGGGTGATTTACGAATCCTCCCTCATGCTCCAGTAACATATGTAGACATTCATCAAAGTTCTGTTTCATTATTTATTCCTACCGAAGTATTTACTTACGCCACGCATACCGATGCTTGCACTAACGATCCCACCTAACGAGTATTGATACCAGTCAGGCATAATTTCTAGAGCTTCAAACCCTGCTTGTACTATATCGTTACCCCAGTCACCACAAAACGCTAGGATTAACGGGATCGAAAAGAGTAGAGTTATCCATTCGTCTTTCCAGCTATTCTCTGTAGCCTTCATAGCCGCTATATCCCAGTCAATCTCACCGGTGGCTATCTTCATCTTAGTTTCAGCTTCAGCTTTCTTAACTGCAGTCTTGCCTTCTATCATTGTACCAGCAAGATTAGCTACTTGACCGATTAAGTTTAAGCCCATCATCCGTTATTCCCCTTAACTTCCTTCTTGCTCATGTTAGTTACCCCAAAGAATACACCAACTATACCAGCTACAGATAAAAAGTAGATAGATGCCATAGATCCTATAATGTCTGCGGCTTGTTCTGCTCCTACAATGCTACAAAGTAACACTAAGAAAGGATAAGCTAACATTCCAACTAAGCAGAACCACGCCATACGCCGTTGTGCGTCCCTTTGGCTGTCTTCATCGTCTAATCGCCTACGTCTGTCTTCTAGTTCTAAGGCTTCCCACTCAGATTTGTCTATAGTGCCGCTTTTGTCTACGTCAACTTCATCAAAACTAGTCATTCTTCCCAGTCTCTCTTCCTGTTTGGATCTAGTACGTCTCTTTTGTTTAACATACCCTCTAGATACATAGCTCGTTCTACTCTGTCTAAAGTATACCTTACTCCGGTGTCACCTTCGATGGCAGTACGGACATAAAATACGTCACTCTTGGGGATATGAACACGATATAATGCACGAGAGTCCTTGTTAGCTAACGCATCGTAGAACTCTTCAAGTACATTTTCACTTGCATATAGTTTTATTCGTTTTGTCATTATTGTCAATACATATTTAAAGTAAAATTGTACCGCAAACTAAATGAAAGTTTATACTACTATCAAGAGGGAGGAGACAAATGAGGAGACTTAACAATAATACAGTCTATCAAGTAGTCTACGGTACTTTAGTTACACTTAGAGTTATAACTTCTTTAACAGTTAAGTCGTTTAATGTCTTAACCTTGTACAAATTATTATATACTACTCTAAATATGGTGTCAACACCTAAGTTTAACTATACGTGACACTTTTCCTAAGTCCAAGAACTAATATGCAACAGTGTTAGTTAAACTTTATAGTAAGATATTTTTTTATTGTAACTTTATATTGTAACTTATAGTTTAACTACGCTTCCCTGCGGTCAGTTATAACCATTTTTGTGCCTATGTCAACCCCTCTTCACGAAATATTACAGTTTGTAACACTTTGTGTACAGCTTTTGCCATTCTAAAATCCACTTCTGTGTAGGAGTACATATACGTATACGGGTAGATGGGGGGTGGCCCTCGCCGGGGTAGGCATTATGATGCATGATATGTGCTATAAGGCACGCTTGCTAGGCCTAAGCTACTGAAAACGTTACACTTTTATACGGATTATCTATCCGGATATGCCTATAATGCCCAGATTATGCATGACATTAGGCAGGAGGACACAAAAAGCGAAGCTTCATGCACTAAACCCCTACCCCTCTTTTAGAGGGACAAAAAA